ACCTCGCGTATAAGAAATTCCGTTTATTGCAAATTAGGATGTGAAAATATGGCTGGAAGGAAAGGGCAACCCGTAGACTTACTTCTCCTAAAAGGAGCAACGCACCTCACCAAAGAAGAAATAGCGCGGCGCAAGCAAGCCGAGGATGAATTAAAATCTGGCGTATCAAGGTTTCATCCCTCGGATCAGGTTTTAATGAATCCAATCGCCAAAGAAACGTTTATAAAACTGCTCACGCTATACCAAGACATTGAATACGTCGAAGGTCTGGATGAGGCAGTTATTAATCGATACTGCATTATGACGGCAGAGGCCGAGAGGGTGCAGAGCCTATTGATCAAGATGGAAGAAGATATAGACAACTGCGAAAAGCCGTCGGAGCGCGTGAATTTATATAAGGCAATCGCCAGCGCCGAAATAACGGTATGCCGTATTCGTGACCGGCTCTTGCAGATGGAGGACAGGCTATTTATGAATCCCACATCGAGGGTTCGCAATGTGCCAAAGAAGCAGAAGGAAAAGCCGAAAACGCAATTTGAAGAACGATTTGGAGATGTTTAGGGATGAGGTAAATGCCGTTACTTAATGAGCTCACAGATTATTCAAAAGCCTGTATCAATGATGAGATCGTTTCATGCAAAAAACTGAAATGGGCTTGCATGAGATTCCTGCGGGATGTTGAACGACAGGAAACAGAAGAATTTCCATATGTGTTTGTAGAAGATAAGGCGCTCCGGTATTTTGACTGGATGCGTCTTTTTAAACACACAAAAGGCCGTTTAGCCGGAACGCATAAAGAACCACATATCTCCGAAATGTTCGAGTTTGGGAACATCTACGGATGGAATCGGCGCGACAATGGTTTAAGGCGGTTCCGATATGCTTACATACAAAAGGCCCGGAAAAATGCAAAATCTCAGGACTTGGCGATTACGGGTCTTTATGAAGAAGCCGCATTCGGCGAATCATGCTCAGAGGTATATGTAGCTGCATCAAAGAAAGATCAATGCAGATTTGTATTCGATGAAGCGGATTTGATATACAGACGATGCGATTACTTAAAAGACAAATTTACAACACGGTACGGAGTGATCGAGCATCCGAAAAGTGGGTCAAGGTTTTCGCGGCTCTCAAAGGTTGATAGAAAAAGCGGTTCCGGCGGTAATCCTCAATGCGGAATATTGGACGAATACCACGAGCACGAAACAGCTGAATACTACGACCTAATGACATCGGGCATGAAAACACGACTGCAGCCGATATTGATTATCATAACTACGGCAGGTGTTGACCCGAGCTGCCCGTGCTATGAGGAATACGACTACTGCTCAAAGATACTTGACCCGAACAACCCAATAGAGAATGATCGGTATTTCGTCTGCATCTATGAGCTGGACAAGGACGAAAACGGCAATCTGATAGACAATATGTACGATCAATCGGTATGGAGAAAAGCCAACCCGATTATCTACAATGACCCGGTGGCGGCAGAAAACATCCTGGCAGAATTGGAGCTTGCAAAGGCAAAGCCCGACAAGCGCCGGGACGTTATAACAAAGACATTTGATGTCTGGATTAACGAGCGCGATCATGGCTACATGCCCATGGACAAATGGGCGGCTTGCGCCGCAACGCCGGACAACCCTATGCCGGACATACAGGGATTAGAAGTTATAACGGGCATCGACCTCTCGTACCGAAGCGACTTGTCGAGCGTGGTACATGAGATCAGATTGCCGGATGGGCGAATAGCGGTTAAACAAAAATCGTTCATGCCAGAGGAAACATACGAGGCTGTAAAAAACCAGCCTAAAGCGCACTGGCGTGACTGGGAGGAAAGGGGCAGCCTGATTATAACGCCGGGCGCGGTGGTTGACTATGACTATATCCTTGACTATATAGACGAGGTTTACGAAGAAAACAGTTGGCACAAGGGCGAACTGGCCTTTGATAGAGCCCTAGCAACGTGGCTCATGCAACAAGCAGAAAAGCGCGGGTTTGTTCCCGCCGAGATCATCCAGGGATGGCTAACGCTGGGAGCGCCTACTAAGGATTTCAGAGACAATGTATACGATAAAAAGGTCATACACGACGATCCTATGTTGACATGGGCGATGGGTAACGCCATATGCGACGAGGATAAAAACAAAAACGTGATGCTCAACAAGCAGAAGTCAAAGGAAAAGATTGACCCCGCTGCTGCGCTGATGAATGCGCATGTGCGGTTTGCGGTGAAGCCGGAAATGAACGTTTACGAGACACGCGGAATGCGTTCGCTATTGTAAGGAGAGCATATGAAACTAAGTCTAGGAAGCCGTTTAAGGGTTTTGGCGACAGGCAGTATACAGGAATACATACGTGATTTTTTAAGCGGCGCCGACGTGCCTAATTTGGATCAGCCTGTCGATCAGGAAAGGGCTATGAAATACTCTGCCGTTTCCTCCTGTATCCGTGTGCGTGGCGAAACGTTTGCCAGTGTGCCGGTGATGCTGTACAAAAAAATCAAAGATGGCCGGGAGCCTATAACAGACGAAACAATCTATGACGTTTTGCATTACCAGCCAAATGATGAAATGGCCCCGTTTGGCTTCAAAGAAACCATGATGGCGAACTTTGATATGAGCGGGAATACGGTATGCGAAAGACAGGTAAACAAGAGCGGTGAACTGGTCGGGCTATATCCTTATAACGACGTCAAGATTGACCGCGACCCAACCACAAAAAAGTTGATATATATAATAAACGACGGCAACCCGGGCGCACAAAAAACTTTAAGGCGCGACCAGGTATTGCACGTTCCCAACCTCTCTTTTGATGGGGTGTTCGGGCTTTCACCTATTAGTTATGCGGCACAGTCCATAGCCCTCGGGCTTTCTTATGAATCGTTTGGGGTACATTTTTACAAAAACGCAATGAACCCAAGCGGCGCGATAGAAATGCAGAACGAATTAAGCGATAAAGCATTTGACAGGTTGAAAAAGGATTTAAAGAAAAACCACCAAGGGCTTGCCAATACTGGAACGCCTTTAATTTTGGAGGGCGGCGGTAAGTGGAATCAGATAGCTATAAACCCGATAGACGCACAGCTCATTGAAAGCAAGTATTTTTCGATTGAGGATATCTGTCGGATATACAGAGTGCCGCAACATCTCGTAAACAAACTGGATAGGTCAACGTTTAATAACATCGAGCATCTTTCCCTTGAGTTTGTGATGTATACGATGCTGCCGATTTTTAAACGGTTTGAAGATAACATTAACATGCAGCTCCTGACACCCGAACAGCGCAAAAAAGGTCTATACATCGAATTTAAAATTGATGGTCTTTTGAGGGGCGACGCAAAGAGCCGAGCCGAGGCATACGCGATTGGGCGGCAATGGGGATGGCTGTCCGTCAATGATATTCGCAAGCTGGAAAACTTGCCACCGCTTGCGAACGGAGATATCTACCTGCAGCCTCTGAACTATATCGAGGCAGGGAAAGAACAGGATCAAGCCACGGCCTACAATAAATTGGTCGAAGATATTTATAACTTGATCGATGGAAGGAGAACTGCATAATGTGGAAATTTGTCAATAAAGCAGCAACCGAAACGGAGCCGGAAAGCACCGAGCTTAGGATTAACGGAGAGATAGTTGATGATGATGATGCATGGATTTATGAGTGGTTTGGGATTTCAACGACTTCCCCAAATGCTTTCCGCGATGAACTAAAAAAATATGAAGGCAAAAACATAACCGTATGGATTGATTCTTACGGAGGGAACGTCTTTGCCGCAGCCGGAATATACAACGCACTTATGGAGCATAAGGGCAGCGTCACCGTAAAAATAGATGGCAAGGCCATGTCTGCTGCTTCTGTTATCGCAATGGCCGGTGAAAAAATATACATGTCCCCTGCCGGCATGATGATGATTCACAATCCTTTGACTGAGGTTTATGGATATGCAAGCGATCTACGAAAGGTAGCTGATATTCTGGATGAAGTCAAAGAATCCATCATGAACGCTTATGAAATCAAGACAAACCGATCTCGTGAGGATATATCTGCCATGATGGATGAAGAAAAGTATATGTCTTCAAAAACGGCTATTGAGGAAGGTTTTGCTGACGAAATGCTTTATTCTGATAATGCCAAGGATGTGGAAATGGCGTTTAGCCGTCATGCGATAATGAACAGTACCACAGAGGCAATAAAGCGTATGGTGGCGATACAAAAGTCCAAAGAACCGCCAAAGGGTGAAAGGCAATTAGCAATCGCCAGAATGGAGTTGGAACTAACCATATAACAGCTCTTAGGGCGGTTGTTATTATAAAAAAATGACTTGGGGCGTGCGCTTCGGGTCTTTTTTATATCAAAAAGGAGGTCCAATATGAACAAGTCAAAAGAACTAAAAGCGTTGGAGGCACAGCTTTCCACCCTTACGTCCGAAGCGCAAGCGCTGAAAGATAAAGACGGTGTAACGGCTGATGAAATCAATGCGAAAACGGAGCAGATCAAGGCCGTAAAGGCCAAGATTGAGTTGCAGAAGGTTGAGGACGAGGGCAAGGAGTTTGACGAAAAGGGCTTAGAAGTCAAGGACATGACCCCCGTCAACAAGCCCGTTTATGCGGAGCCGAACAAGCATGATGCAGGGCCGTTCAAATCGTTTGGCGAACAGGCGATTGCTGTCATGAATTCCTGCAAGCCGGGTGGAGCGGTTGACGAGAGGCTTTTGAAAGTCAAGAATGCGTCCGGCGCGAATGAGGCCATCCCGTCCGAGGGCGGTTTTCTCGTTCAGCAGGATTTTGCTGGGACGATTGCCAAAGAAGTATTTGAAACTGGTGTGCTGATTCCAAGATGCCGAAAGATACCGATAGGCGCAAATGCGAACAGCGTGAAACTGAACGGCGTTGACGAAAAGAGCCGGGCAACTGGATCGCGCTGGGGCGGCGTACAAGCGTACTGGGTCGAGGAAGCCGGAACTGTTACGGCAGCGAAACCGAAGTTCCGTAAAATCGAGCTCAACCTCAACAAACTGATGGCGCTGTATTATTCGACCGATGAGCTCTTGGAAGATTCAACGGCGCTTGGCAGCGTGCTCACCCAGGCATTCACCGAAGAAATCAAGTTCATGGTTGACGATTCTCTTATCAGTGGTGACGGAGCAGGAAAGCCGCTTGGTATTTTGAACGCCGGTTGCTTGGTATCTCAGGCAAAAGAGAGCGGACAGGCCGCGGATACCGTAGTGCATGAGAACATATCCAGCATGTGGAACAGAATGCTTGCTCGGCATCGCTCAAACGCCGTATGGCTCATTAACCAGGAACTTGAGCCGCAGCTCGAGGCTATGACCATTGCAATCGGTACTGCCGGCGTATTGTCCCCGGTGGCAAACGAGTACATGACAAAGGGAACATTAAAGGGCCGTCCGGTTATCCCGATTGAACAGTGCGCGGCGCTGGGCGATAAGGGAGATATTATCCTTGCCGACATGAGCCAATACTTGCTTGCCGATAAGGGCGGCATGAAGATGGCTTCGTCCATGCATATCATGTTCCTGTATGACGAAATGGCATTCAGGATTACGTATCGCGTTGATGGACAACCCGTGCTGAATTCTGCTATTACCCCATATAAGGGTACGGCTGGCCGAACGCTTTCGCCCTTTGTTACTCTTGCGGCCAGAGCATAGGAGGTAAAACAATGAAAACGAATATTGCCGAAGAAATGCATGTTGTAAACATTCTGCCTCCGCAGTCAATCACTGATGCGGTGGTTAGTGGTGTGTTTTCGATGAAGAACCACCAGCACGCCACAATCATTGTGACTGCTGGCAGCACCAACGCCAATGCTGGCAATATCACA